ACATTGGTGTTTTTATTCCTATGTACTTTGCAGGATTTTTAAGATCGTACTTGCCTTGGGCGAATTTCATAGCCATTGTTAGTCACCCACATCTATGATATTTCTTTTGGCAGTGTTATCAGTTGCTATCTTTTTTGTACCTAGTGTGCTTGACTTAGGTCTGTTTACATTTAAAATTTCACCTACTGTTTCAGTAAGTTCCATGCGTGTGCTTTGTCTAAGTTCTTCGTATACAGTCATAGGATCTATGCTGTCAATACTACACTGCTGTAAAATTATTCTTGTTGTAGTTTTAGCAGTTTCTTCTTGCATTCCTTTTCTTGTAAGAATATCAACGAATGCATCAACATCACTGCTCTTTAAATTTACCTGTGCTTTGTTGTAATTGTTAAAAAAATCTAAAGTCGTATCTGCACTGTTTTGTGACTTTTCTGCATTATTCGTGTAGACATTTGTTGGCATTAACTTCCTACTCCTGTTTGTGTACTAGTATCTGCATTATTTGTAGTAGTTGTGTCTATTTGTCCAGTAGTACCGGAAGGTGTTCCTGCACTTGCCTTAACTTGTTTGTATGCATCAAATTTATCAGCACCGTTTTGATTTAAAACATTTCTTCCTTGTTTAATAATACTTTTTTCTGTGATATTTTCAACTTCGTTTAATACACCTTCTTTGGTTAAGTTTTTAGCATTCTCATATGTGTTCTTGGCTTTGATAGCAGTACCAATAAACGCGAAAGGATTACTAAATGCTTCACCACTTGCTACACTACCAAACACATCTAAGCCTCCTGCTAACACACCACCACTTCCGAAGAAACCTGCTGTACCTCCTCCCATTACACTTAATGGACTTGGAGTCTTATCATAGTGCAGAGCCGCAAACCCGCCTGGATTATCAACACTTACTCTACCAGTTGCATATTTGATACCTTCATATATAACAGTCATTTGACTTTCAGTTGGTTGTGAACTACCTGCACTCATCGATGGTGGATCCCAACTCTGTACCATTGGATTCAATAATGTAAATTCGAAAAAGCTATGTCTACTTAATTGGTAAATGCTAATACCTTCATTTAAAAAGAAGTTGTAATTTCTATCACTGTTTAAACCAAACTTAACATAGTTGTCTGATTGTTGATAAGGTGTTTGTCTTTTTAAATTTTCAAAGTACATACTGTCGTTGTAGTTTGTTTGAAAATACGCTTGCCATAGTCCGTGTGTAAGTCCATCGTTGTCATCATGAAATGTAATGTTTACTGGACTATATGTTACTGCTGTTTGATAGTTTGTTTTCTTACCGTATTGATTTTTTGTATCAGTGTTTACCTGTACTCCTGGAAGTTTTACATCTTTGACTAACATACCACATTCAATTTGTGGACTTGCTTTATTAAGGGCACCGCCTGTACTTCTTAGTGCTATGTTTTGAATGTTAAATGTTACGTGATATAAAAACTGTACCTTGGGTGCTAAACGCATATAGTCGTCTGTAAAGAGTCTTGCCGCGTGTTGATAATCACGCATATCTCCTTCACTTCCGAATATACCGTTGAATACGTTTCCTAAAAACTTTGTTAACTTGGCCATACTATTATTTAGTCGTAAAAAAAGGCCGGAGAATTTTAACTAACCGGCCTTTAATATTATGCGAAATCTAGTGATGTTTTAACAGTACAAGTTACTGCTGTCATATCAAAATTATTGTCTCCGTATGTTGCACCTTCGGCAATAATTTCATCTTCAATCTGTTCTACAAGTGTTTCTGCACCATTACCATCGTAATCTAATGAAGTGTTTGCTTGTTCTACTGCAATCATCATCTTTTGATTAGTAGCGTGTAAATCACCTCTAATTACGATTGTTGCGTACTTACCGCAAATTTCAAGACACTTTTGAATTGCTTCATTTGGTCCAACTTCAGCGTTAGCCGCCGCACCAAAATCAATTTCAAAGAATGTTAACGGCTTCATGCCCATGTACTCGATAGAAGTGTAAGTACCTACTGGATTTACTTTAGTTTGTCCTGCCATTACTTACTCCCTTAACCTGTTGCTAAAGTTCTAACTGTTCTACCGATTGCTTGTCCAATACCATCTGGAGAACCAGCACCGTTAGTTTGAATTGCGTTATCGTATTGTAACTGTAACGTAATGTCAACTGGGTTAGAATCGCTGTATGTTAACTGATTGTAGTTAATGTCTTGTACAAAACAACCTACTAATTCGAAGGTTTCAAGTACGCTAGGAGCATTAGCGCCATTGCCACCATCGAGTACTTCGATACGTGTTTTGAACTTGTAATCAATTCCGGAAGCCGCACTTGACTGTTCGAAGAAATCGAATTGTTTCTGTAACTGCTCACCGCATAGTTTGTTAACTGCATTATTAACATCATCACGTAAAGTAATTGTGATTGGTTGCCATGTATGTTTACCTGCATAGTAAACTTTTGAGTTATAAACGTCTAATGCAATAGACTCAAAGTTAACGTTTGGTCTTGTTACATCAATTACTTGTTTAGTCAACTCAACTGACGGACTACCAGCACCAAAATTTTCAAGTGATACTCTAAAACGGTACTTTAGTTTTGGCATCAACAAACCTTGTGAAGTTGCTGACTGATCACTTGCTAATGGAACTGTAAATCTTGATAAACTTGAAATTGCCATTATATTGCTCCTTTTACAGTTTTATTTATCTTCATTATTGAGCCCCTAAAGTTGCAATCTCACCTGTGTTTTTCAATCTCAATGGAATGTAAATGAACTCCACTGCTTTCACTGGTTCAATAGCAATATCTAAGTATAACTCGTTTCTATCAATTCTTGCAGGTGTGTTGTTTGTTTCGTCACACACTACTAAGAAATCATACAATGCTCTTTGACCTACTAATTCAAGCATTAAACTTTCTGCCGCTTGTTTGATCTCATCACGTGTAATCTTATCGTTTGGTTCAAACAAGAATGGTTTAGCAAGTAAGTTTAATTGACGTCTTAGGTAAGCAGTCAATCTTGCTACATTGATTCTGTCTAAAGCACTTGCATTTCTGGCTCTAGTTACTTGTCCAAAGTTTACTAATCCACTTCCAGTAATAAATGTAATTGGATTAATTTTTGCACTTTGCATAGTATCTCTAGTTCCATCATTTAATGATACAGGACTAAATTCGCCCTCATCGTTAATGAATCCAACACTTGATGCGTTGCTAATACCACCACGTCTTGTACCTGCTGGTGCAAACCATGGGAACGATACTTGATCGCTTAATGCAATAGTTCTTAGCATCATATGACTCGGTGGAACAACAATGTTGTTTCCTGATAAGTCTGTTGTAAATCCTGATGGATAAAACGCCGCCATATACTCATCGTATGTTAAGAAGCCGTCTTCACCGTCTGCCAATGCATTGTTTGAGTTGTTTGCCCAACTTTGTACATCAGTAGCACTTGACTTCAATCTAAACGGAGTATCAGCAACAACAAAGCCAGTAATACCTCTGTCTATGTTTAGTGAAACAAGGTTGCTTGTAAGTTCTGGATATCCAGGAGCACTTAACAATGTGTATGCTCTTGTTTCTTCATCTCTGATATCATCATTTGTATCAACTTGTGATTTCAGTGCCGCAACAATCGTTTTACGCTGTGCTTTTCTTCCGAATAAGCCTGAACCATCTTCAGCAGTTGTGTTGTATCCAACCCATCTGTTAACTTTGTAAGACGCCATTGATTCTTCTGAACCACCGTTGTATGTTTCGCCAGTTCCTTTAAATCTTTTGTTCTTACCATCGTTTTCGTTGATGTCAATGTGTGTTCTTCTAAAGATCTTAACATTGTTTCCAGAACGTCTAGTATTCCATAACAACATACCTCTTGGATATAAGTCTGGATCTGGAGCATCTGGATCTAAGTAATCGCTGTCTAATAAGTCAACGATAGTTGCTTTAGTATCACCAGTTGCACCTGTTTTACCATAACGTGCATCTGCAAATAAGATACCATCTTCTGAAGTTTGATCTCCTACGTCTACTGCAACCCATTTTAAGTTAAGTCCATCATACTTGTAAATTTTAGCACCATATGTTTCTGAGTTTCCTGAGTCAACCCAAATGTCGCCGTTTACAAGTGAAGTTCCATCGCTTTGCTGTGTAGGCTCAGTTGCACTAATGATTGGACCTTTTGGATCTGCATCACTGTATACTTTGTGATAACCTCTCCAAGTAGTTCCATCGTGTGCTAAGATATCTACTTCATCTAAGTTTGTGTTGTACCACAGTGTACCTTCTGCTGGATCGCTAGTAGGTGCACCTGCACTTGCTTCGTAACTTAATGCTTTCCAGTTACTTACAATGTAATCGTCTGCACTTTCGCTACCAGCCGCATATACATTGTCAACTGTTGCTG